TCCCATCCTTTTTCCCGGTGGGCGCGTACATGAACAGGTTGCGAAAATTGCCTGGGCCTTTGCTGCTTTTGACAGCTTCGCGCAACGAGTCGATGTCCTTTTCAGTATGCGCCGGATCGGTGACGTACATGATGTAGCCCGCATGCGAACCGTTCTTGTAGTAGCGCCGACGAAAGAGCGTGGCGTTTTCATTTAGCCACGCCGACTGTAGCGCCGACAGGTATTCCGGAACCCCATAAATTTCCTGATTGAGATCCGGCTCCATGAGGTGGAAGATGGCGCCTGGGTCGAACGCGTGTTCCTTTGTCCACTCTTGGATAAAAAAATACTGGTCGAGGTCTTTGCTCGACCTGCGCATGTATTTGCCAAGGGAATGCTTCAATCCGATTGCGCCGCGCAGCCGGTTGCTGCGCTTTTCGAGGTACCCGTTACCGAGCACCAGGTAGTCGAAGACAAACGAATTGAACGCCGCGCGCGACAGCAGCTTGTGCGGCTTGAAGGTGCTGACGATGATGTTGCGCTTCACGAAAATCGCCGAGCTATGGTGCGGGCTGGCGTTAAAAGATCGTGACAGGCCATCCAGGCTAATGGGCGGCTCATACCAGCGCCCATTGTCGAGAGCCTGAAAATACTCGACGATCCGACCGTGATCAAGCACCGATTCGGGATCTCCAAACGTGAAAACCTCGATGTTCTCTTTCGGAGTTTCAGGCGGGGTTGCGTACTGCTTTTTCGGCTTTCTCATTGGCTCAGTTCCATAATATTCATGCCTGTCGGCGTGCTGCCTTCCAGCGGTTCGTGTATGAGGGCGTTCATCGTCGCCCACGCTAGGTCAGCGTGGCCGAGCTTGCGAGTGCGGCCCGATGCGTATGTCGCACGCCGGCCGCTGGGCGTGATGATCTTGCGGATAGACATGAACGACGCGGCCAGGTCGACGCATCCGGCGTCGAACTCCAGCCGGCCGTTGGACATGACGTTCTTCGTCTTCAAGATCATTTCTGTCTTGACCTCAATCGAGTACGTGATCGGCGTAGCCGCGGGGAAGAAGAGCCGCACCAGCTGGTATACCGCCTGACCCATGCCCGTAACATCAATGCCAATGTGCGTCACGTTGTATTTTTCTGTCAGCTTCTTGATTTCATTCGCCTGTACCTGGTAGTCCGGATTTGAAAATTGAACGCGCTCCAGCACGCGAAACTTCCCGCCTGGGACGGTCGGCGGCGCAAGGGCCACCAGCGCCTGCTTGTCGCCGGTGTCTGAAGGGTCATAGCCCAGCCAAACTTCACGGTTGCCGAACGGGCGCTTGGTGTGCGGCTTATAGTCGGCCCACACTTCCCATGAGTCCACCATGCAGCGCTGCAGAAGCGCAAACGGGAAAGTGGATTTTGTGTCGTCAATGAAGCAACATTCAAGCAGGTTCCGGAACTCTTCTTCGGTGTATTCGAAGTCTCGCAGCTCGTCGATGTCGAACAGATCACAGCCGCCGTCCTGGGCGTCGTAGATTGTCACGATCTGGCGCCAGATCTTGTCCGAGCACAGCTTTCCGGCCTTCAGGGCCTTGTGGCTGATGTCGATCTTCAGCGCGCCTTTCTCGCCCCGCGTTTTCTGTCGCTCCGTGAATTTCTCGCCCGACCAGAGGGGGTAAGCCTCATGGCTCATGGCCGACGGCGTGGAGAAATAAGTTTTTCTCCATTTTTTGTGCATCGCCATGCCGGAGGCGACTTTGTTCAACTGCTCAAAGCCAGGTATCCAGAAAAACTCATCGATATACAGGTTGCCGTGGTAGCTCTGCGCTGTACGGTAGTTGGTGCCCAGGAAATACAACGTGGCGCCGTTGAACAGCACCATCGGGTCTCCCGAGAGTTCCACGCCGACCGTGTCACGCACGAACTGCACGATGTACTGTTTGAAAACATAAGCCTGTGCGCGCGAGGCCGATATAAAAATTTGATTTCGCCCGGTGAGCAGCGCGTCGATAAACGCCTCCCGCGCAAAGAACCACGTCGCGCCAATCTGCCTGGACTTCAGGATCATGCGCGTGCGCTGGTGCCCGTTCTCCGTCCAGGTGCCCTGGTATTCGAAAAGTGATTTTTCGAACGCCTCGACCAGCTGTGCGATCTGCTCTTCGGTGAAGAAATTTTTAGTCGGCGTGCGCTTTGGCTTAGAATTTCTCGCTGCCAGCTTTGGGTTCAGGTCGACCTCGTTACCACCGCCCAGGTATTTGCGCACGCGCGCGTAGCGCTCCATCTGGCGCCCTAGCAGGTCGATTTCTTTATAATCCTGTCCGGTCTTCGGATCCTTGAGCACCAATTGCACCAGGCGGCATTCCGCAGCGCCCTCAATACGCTCAATGACCGGGGCCGTATCCCAGCCGTCGCGCCGCTTCCAGGAGCCCACAGTCGGCTGTTTCTCGCCCAGGTAATCGGCGATTGCTTTCACGCTCCATCCCTGCCAGTACAAAAATCTGGCATGGCGGCGATTGTCATGTTCGGCAGGCTGTGTAAACATGCCAGCAGTATCGACAACGAGCCACTTATTAAAAATAGAAAGTGCTTCGGTAACGCCCTTTACAAAGCCGTTCTTCTTGAGCCAGCCAGGCTAAACGGCAATCATGTCGGCACATCGTTAATCGAGCGAGAGCCGACATGAAATTCAAATCGAAATTTTTTTGCGTTGCCACCGAGGGCGCCACTACTGACGGCCGTAACATCTCTGCCGCCTGGATCCAGGAAATGGCTGACACGTTCAACCGAGCGACCTACGGCGCAAGAGTTTGGCTTGAACACGTTCGCGGCCTGATGCCGGACGGCCCGTTCAAAGCTTACGGCGACGTCCTGGCCTTGGAGGCCCGTAAAAAGGACGATGGCAAGCTGGGCTTGTACGCGCAGATCGAGCCGACTGACGAGCTCATCAAGATGAACAAGGCCCGGCAAAAGCTTTACTCCAGCATCGAAATCAACGAGAACTTTGCGAACAGCGGAAAAGCGTACCTGGTTGGCCTGGGCGTCACAGACAGCCCCGCGTCGTTGGGAACCGATATGCTGGCATTCACCCAGAAAAATCCTGAAGGTTCGCCCCTGACAAGCCGCAAGCAGGACAAGGGCAATCTGTTTTCGTCCGCCCAAGAGGTGGAAATCGAGTTCGAAGAAATCAACGAAGGGCCGGGTTTTTCCGACCGGCTCAAGGAAGTGCTGGGCAAATTCCGCAAGCAGACCGTGAAATCGGATGAGCAGTTCAGCCAGGTGCTGGATGCCGTCGAGCAGGTAGCCGAACACAGCGCTGAGCTGGAAGGCAAATTCAACGAATTGGCCAAGAATCTCGCGGCTTTTACGAACGGTATGGAAACCCTGACCAAGCTGCAGGAGTCGTTCGAGGCGTTCAAGGCGGAGGTCGAAAAGGCGGACGCTGGCACTACGAAGCGCCCGCCCGCTACGGGTGGCGACGGTCAAGTGCAGGCTGACTGCTAAGCCGAATTTCTCAATCACCAGCACACATCAATTTCAAAAATCTGACCGGAGAGCTCAATGCGCAACGATACCCGTCTGAAATTCAACGAATACCTTTCCCGCCTGGCTTCGCTCAACGGCGTTGCCGCTGATGCCGTGGTCAGCAAATTCACGGCTGACCCAAGCGTCCAGCAAGCGCTTGAAAACAAGATTCAAGAGTCCAGTGCGTTCCTGGCATCCGTCAATAACTACCTGGTCGACGAGCAGGAAGGCGAGAAAATTGGCCTTGGAGTTACCGGGCCGATTGCCAGCACCACCGACACCACTGAATCCGACCGTTCGCCCCGCGACGTCAAGGCGCTCGACAACAGTAAATATCGTTGCGAACAGACCAATTACGATACGTTTATTCGTTATGCGACCCTCGATGCCTGGGCGAAGTTCAAGGATTTCCAGGTGCGGCTTTCAAATGCCATCGCGCAGCGCATCGCCCTGGATCGCATCATGATCGGCTTCAATGGTACCTCTCGCGCGGCTACCTCCAACATCACGACTAGCCCTTTGCTGCAAGACGTGAATATCGGCTGGTTGCAAAAAATCCGTACCAAGGCGCCCACCCGCCACCTTTTCGAAACCACCGAAGACAGCGGCAAGGTAACAGTGGGCGGCGTTGGCGACGAGTACAAAAACGTCGATGCGTTGGTGTTCGATGTCGTAAACACAATGATCGACCCGTGGTTTCGGGATGACCCGCGCCTGGTGGCGATTGTCGGGCGTAAGCTCATGGCCGACAAGTACTTCCCGTTGGTCAATAAAAATCAGGATCCTACGGAAACGTTGGCGAGCGACATCATCATCAGTCAAAAGCGCGTCGGCAACCAAAGGGCGGTGCAGGTTCCTTACTTCCCTGACAACGCCATTTTGGTTACCCGGTTGGACAACCTCTCGACTTACGCACAGCGCGGCGCCCAGCGTCGCGCCCTTATCGACAATCCTAAGCGCGATCGCATCGAAACGTTCCAGTCGTCGAACGATGCGTTCGAGTTGGAGGATTACGGTTGTGCGGCCCTGATCGAAAACATCGAAGTGGCCTAAGTCGCGGTTGACCACGTACAGGAGATCCAACTATGACGACACCAGCACAGCGCCGCTTCGAACGTGCTACGGCCGCTCAAGCCGCAGAAAAAGCCTTGCCGGGCGAGTCTCTGGCCGGCTCCAATGCGTACGAGCTCATGCTTGCCAAGCTCTACGACGACAAGCGCCGCCTGAAGGAAATCCAGAGCGTGGAACGCAAGATCGAAGTCAAGCGCGAAATCTTGCCCGACTACGACAACTGGATTTCCGGTGTGTTGTCGGCTGGCAAGGGCGGGCAAGACGATGTTCTGGTTACCGTCATGGTTTGGTACTTGGACGTCGGCAACTTCGACGAGGCGCTTCGGATCGCGGCATATGTCGTGCAGAACGGTTTGACGCTGCCCGATCAATACCAGCGCAACGTTGGCACCGTCCTGGTCGATGAAATCTCCGACGCCGCTTTGGCCGTGCAGAAGGCGGCATCGGATCAAGCCGCAGTGTTTCCGCTGCAGATCTTGCAGGAAGTCGCTACCCTCACCTCGGGCATCGACATGCCGGATCAGGCGCGGGCCAAGCTGCACAAGGCCATGGGTTACGAACTGCGGGCGCTGGGTCAACTGGCCGAAGCGAAAAAGCAATATGAAACTGCGTTGCGCCTGGACGAAAAATCGGGCGTAAAGCGCATTCTTACCGAACTACAGGCCGATATCGATAAGGTGTCGAAGGCCTAACTGAGCTCCTCGAGCCGTGGCGGCGCGGGCCGATGGGATGCCATTGATTTGGCTTTGTCCCTGACGCCCGCCCACCGCCACACTAGGATCGATTATGTCATTCGCCGTTGCCTCCGCCGACCCTCAAGAGCCTGAAACCACTCCCGAGCCTATCTCTCAGCAATGGTGGCCGGACTTGGATTTGGAGTTGGCGCGCAAGGTGGTTCGGTTGAACGGCACGGTGACCAATGATCGGTTGCGCGAGGCCCTGCAAAACGCCGCGTACTCCGTCAACGACGAGCTGCAGGCGTGGTCGTTAACCCAGCGCGATGCCAACCCCGAAAATCTCCCATCAGGCCGGGAAACCGACCTGTATTTACGCGCCGTGCACTTTTACGTAAAGGCCGAATTGGCCGAGCGGTACCGGGATTTCGACACCACCGGCGCCGGCGACCGCCGCGCCGACGACCAGGAGGCAATTGCGGATTCGGCGCGTCGAAATATGCGGTGGGCAATACGAGACCTGTTGGGCCTGCCGCGCATGACTATCGAGGCGCTTTGATGATCGTCTACGCACAGCAATACGACACCGTAGACGCCCTGTGCTGGCGTTACCTGGGCGCCACGATAGACGTGGTGGAACAGGCGTACGAGCTTAACCCCGGCCTGGTCGACCAAGGGCCGGTTTTGCGCCACGGAACGGCTGTGGTGCTGCCTGACGTAGTCAGCAGAGTTTCGACAGTGGAAACGGTGAAATTATGGGACTGACATTGAAGCGACATGCCAGAAATCGAGCGCACCTTAGCGTGAATCTTTCCGCCGACTGGCCGATTCGTGTTTTTTATGGGCTCATGACCCTGTATCAAGGGCTGTTCGGGCTATTCGTGCCGTCGTCGATTTTCTACCAGGCGCTTCAAAACTATGAAGGCGCCGCGGCCATCATTACGTGCCTGCTGGCGGCCGGGGCGCTGCTGGTGGTGGACGGCTTGTTCGCCATGATCCGCTACTGCACGCACGTGAGCTGCGAGAGGGTAGATCCGGCCATGGTCATTTTCAACCGATGGCGCCCGCTGCTGTTCCTGCCGCCGGTGTTCTGCTACTACGTCACGCTGATTCTGGTCAATCGGCAGCTGCAGGCCGGCGTACTGACGGTGATCGGCTACTACGTGGTGCTGGCAGTTCTTGGAGTCGTGTTTTCCCTGCGCGACGGAATCATCAGTCAAAATGCGCAGCGACGAGGCCCCAATGCATAAATTTTTCAAACGCGACTTGCTCATCATCCTGGCCTGCTACGTGGTTCACGCGTCGGTGTACGCCGCGCAAATGTCATTGTGGGATCAACTGAACGCCAGCGGCACCATGATGGATCTATTCATCAATCTCATGTCTGCGATCTGCGCGTCCATGGCCAACACCGCGTTTCGTTTGAAAAGCGAGACGGTGGTTGTCTCACAAGTTTTCAAAGAACTGGCCTACGGCATCGGAATCGGCCTGACGGCGGGCGTCGTTACCTATTCGGTTGCCGAGGCGGCGGAGGCCAACAATTTCCTGCAGCTGGCGCTGGTGACATTGGCGGGCTGGGGCGGAGCAAAAGTGATCGAGTCGTACAGCAACAAGTATTTCGGCGGAAAAAGCGAGGATGCCAGCTAAAGGCGGCAAGAGAGGTATTTATGATCATCAAGCTGAATGATACGGGTGCGCATGTGGGTGACCTGCAGCGTCGTCTCTACATGGCTGGCTACAAAATCGAGCAAAACAATATCTACGACGCGGCGACCCAATCGATAGTGCGGCAGGTTCAGGCCCGCGCCGGTCTGGTGGTGGATGGAATCTATGGCCCGAAAACGGAATCCGCCGTCAAGGGGCAGGAAACCTGCCGGCTACTGCGCCAGTCCACCCTTGTTGACGGTGCCGAGCAGCTGGGCGTGGATCTGGCCAGTGTTTTGGCGGTTAACGAAGTGGAGTCCAGGGGCCTGGGCTTCGTGCGGGACAATCTGCCGGTGATTTTGTTCGAACGGCATATTTTCTGGCGCCAATTGGTGGCACGTAAAATCGATCCGCAACCACTGGCGCGTAAGTATCCAGGCATTGTCAACCAGACGCGGGGCGGCTACGCCGGCGGCATCAGCGAATACACGCGGCTGAGTGTGGCGAAGGGCATATGCGCGCCGGCGGCGTTCGAATCGTGCAGCTGGGGCCTTTTTCAAATTATGGGCTTTCACGC